GACGGCCTCTGCGGACCTGTACGACGTTGACATCGACAGTGAGCCGGGCCGGGTGCTTCTCACGCCGGGCGAGGCGTGGCCGGACATTCTGGCCGCGCCGCAGGCCGTGACCGTGACGTATACGGCAGGGTACGGCGACAGCGGCGACGATGTTCCCGGCAATATCCGCGAGGCGATTCTCATGGCCGTGGGCGCGTGGAATGAGAACCGCGAGAACATCGTTGCGCCCGGGGCGGTGGAATTGCCGTTTGCGGTGCGCCAGCAACTCATGCACGACAGGGTCTACATCGAATGAAAGCGGGCCTGCTCAGACATCCCGTAGCTTTGCAGCGGCGTGACTTGGAGCCACCCAACGAGGTCGGCGAACAGTTGCCGCGATACACCGAGTACGCGCGGTCCTGGGCGTCTGTGCATACGCTCACGGCCTATGAGTTGGAGCGTGCCCGGCAGGTCTACGCCGAGGCGACGCATCGCGTGGAACTGCGATATGTCGCCGGGGTCAAGGCCACGGATCGCCTGTCTCTGGACGGGCGGATCATGGAGGTCCTTGGCATCGATAATGTCGATCAGCGCAACATTCGACTGATACTCGTGTGCAAGGAGATTATCGAGTGACGTTATGGACGTGAGCTTCAAGATTTCCGGCGGCGATACACTGTTGAAGTATCTTGGCGATTTGCCGAAGAAGGTTGAGCGCAAGATTGTCGCCAAGGCTCTGCGCGAAGGGGCCAAGGCCGTCCACAAGGCACAGCAAGCGACGGCCCGGTCGATGGTCGGCGGCGATATGGGAAATCTGATTGCGCGATCCCTCAAGGTCCGCGCAATGAAGCGCAGCCGGACAGGCCCTCGAGTTCGCGTGATGATCGACCCGAAGGTGACGGAGCAATTGACCCATCACGCAAAACAGGGCAGGAAGCAATGGTACATCCCGATGGTCGTGGAGTACGGGTACACGCGCGGCAATACGACCGTTCAGCCGATCCCGTGGGCGCGGACCGGCTTTGAGAATGCCGTGACGCAGGCACAGGCCAAAATCGAAAATCAAATACGCGAGGGACTGAATCGTGAACGCGCAGCCAATACGCCATGACAACCCCGTTCTGCGGACTCTGGAAATGGATGCGAGACACCGGCTTGACGTCCGGCGTCGGCATGTACCCGATGATCGCGCCGCCGGGCGCCTCGTATCCGTGCATGACCTATCAACTCATCGGCAGGCGTGCGGAGAGGTGGCTATATCAGGTGACGTGCTGGAGCGCGTCTCGGCGCGAAGCCGCGCGGACGTTACGGGCGATGGCGGGCCTATGGTCCCGCTGTCCGTTGTTTGCGGTGGAACCGGCGGGCGGCGTCGTGCGATTGGCCGCGATGGCCGACGAATCAGCCGCAGAAGATGAATCGCCCCTGTACGGGGCTTGTTTGGAAATCAATATCGTTGAGCCGTGATTAAGGAGTAAAGAACATGGCTTTCATACAAATGGCATGGAACGCCAAGGTGACGCTGATGAACGCCGTCAACGTCACCAGCGGCACGGCATCGGACGCCGTAAACCTTGAGGCCAGCGGTTACGAGGGCGCGGCCATTTCCGTTCTGGCCGACTTCCCCGGCGGCGCAACCGACCACCTCGACGTGAGCATTCAAGGCAGTCTGGACGGGACGAACTTCGACACGGTGGCGCTGGCGGCCGTTCGGCTGGACAAGGCCACGGACCCCGGACGGGTGACGTTCAACATTCGGAACATCCCCTATTTCCGGGTCTATGCGGCGCGCAGCGGCTCGACGGACACCATCGCCGTGACCGTGACGTATCGTCCGTTCCGCTACCGCAGCATCGCCTAGGAGACTTGCGATGTCGATGAAACCGTTACGCGGCACGCGCATCGTGCTGAGCAACCCGCTGGCGCGGGGCCTGTTCAACGCCTGGCTGTTCCGGGAGGGCGGCGGCGCGTTCACGCGCGAACTGCTTGAGAACCGGACGGCGACGTTCACGGGGACCTGGGAATGGGTCGGCGGGGAATCGGGCTACGCGCTGCGCGCCACGACCGGCAACAATGATTATCTCCATTTCGCAACGACCGAGCCGCGATGCAACGCCGAGGCGGGCTTTGCGTTCCTGCAGAAGGTCCGGTTCTGGCAGTTGCCGAGCGCGGCAGGCTCAAACGCCTATCTTCTCGCGTATCAAGGGACGTCCGCCTACATCTGGACCACGTATGGCTTTTCGACGAACGACACGCTTGTGGCCTCCATGCGTGACGCGGCCGGGACAAACCGAACGTCGGGGAATCTGTATAGCATCGTCGTGGGGCAATGGCACACCCTCTGTTGCTCTTACGGCGGTGGCGTGCTGAATTGCTACGTCGATGGGGTCCTTGCCGGGACTATCGCATCCGGCACGGTGCTTGCGGACGTGGGCCTGTCCCTGCGATTCGGACTGACGGGAGCCAACAGCCCGGAGGCGTCCATCGAGTGCGCGATGTTCTGGAATCGGCAGTTGCGGCCGGATGAAGCCCGGCGCATATCGGCCGATCCGTACTGCATTTTTGGCGACGTGACGAATCGAATTGTGCCGATTCTGGCGTCGGCCTGAGCAATGCAATGACAACCATAAACGCAAACGAGATAGGGGCAGTTATGGCAGAACCAAGCGCCTGTGCGGTACACACTGAGAAGCTGACGAAGCTCGAAAAGAGCGATGAAGATCAATGGAAACATATCAACAGTATTCACGACCAGCTGGGACGACTTGTCCCCGTCTGGACAACGCTGGTGCTCATGGCCATGAGCGCCTTGACGGCGTCGGCTTTGACCTTCGCCGGGATGATGGTGAAGTTCATCGGCACACGATGATGCGAATTCAATGAAACCGATACGTGGAACCAANNCGGGGCCTGTTCAACGCCTGGCTGTTCAACGAGGGCGGCGGGAATAAGGTCTACGACTGCATCGAGGGCCGGGTCGCCGATCTCGTGAATAGCGTCACCTGGCAATACGGCAAGGCGGGGCATGGTCTGCGGTTCGGCGGCAACGGCGATTACATCCAACTGGCCACGGATGCTCCGCGCTACAATGCGGCGGCGGGATTCAGTTGGACCACGCGGATGATGTTCTGGCAGTTGCCCAGCGCCTCCGGGGCGAATGGCTACGGCCCGGCCTATCAAGTCGCCGCGGGCTACGCTTGGACCCTGTACGGGGCGTCGGCAACGAACACGTTTCGGGCCACGATCCGGGACGCGGCGGCCAACAACACCACAAGCGGCCCTCTCGGAACAATTATCGTGGGCAAGTGGTTCGACATTGCGGCCGTGTTTGACGGCTCTACGTTTTCGTTCTACGTCAACGGGGCTTACGTTAGCGCGCTTACGCCGGGCAGCATCCTGGCCGGCAGCGGTGTCATTCTGCGGTGGGGGCTGGCGTCCACGCAAAGCCCCACGGCCAACGCCGAGTATTTCGTGGCGTGGAACAGGGCCTTACGGCCGTCCGAGGCACGCTACGTCACCACCCGGCCGTATTGCATGTTCGAGCAGCGGTTCCCGGCGGCCGCGCATATCCATTGTCCGGCCTACCGCACGGTCGGCATACCGCAAGGCTTGTATGCCCTGCTTCACGCCGATTCAACATTGCGGACCACACTGACAGGCATTTTCCCGATCCGTGCGCCGCAGGGCGTGAAACCGCCCTATATCGTTTACGAGCAGGCCGATCTGGAGCCGGAGTACGCATTTGACGGCCCGGCGGGCATCGTACAGCGGCAATACACCTTGACCTGTTACCACACCAGCTACGCGGCGGCGCATGACCTGGCGGCGCACGTTCGGGACTTACTCAGCGGCTATCAGGAAACGCTGGACGCCGAAGCGGAATTGCATCACAGCGCGGACTGGCTGGACACGACCAATATCAGCGGCATCTTTGTCAACGGACAAAGTGACACGCTGGATACGCGGCCTGGGGCCGACTCCATGACATTGTACGGAGCGCGGCTGTCCCTGGCTGTATGGCACAGAGAATAACAACGCATTTTGAAAGGACACATTATGGGTCGCGGAAACATCGGCTTTGGCGCGTCTCTGACAATGGCTTTGCTCGGCAGCACGACCGGGACAGCCATAGGCAACATCGAGAGCCTGAGCCATCAAGGCGGCGAAACGGAGAAGATCGACTTCGGGACGTGGGACGATGCGTCGGCGACGATCCCCTGTATGCCCGGTCGCATCCAGACGGATACGCTGGACATCGACATGTTCTGGTCCGGCATCGACACGAGCGGCCCGGCGCTGCTCCAGGCGGCCAAGGTGGCTCGCTCGCTGCGCACGTGGATTGTCAACCTGCCATCG